ACAATCAAGAAATAATATTAGTGCAATGTATACAAGCCAACAACCATCTGGCGGACAAGCAACAAAATTTTATTCATCTTGTGTTATAAAATTATTTTCTTCTGAATCAGATAATCAAGCAATTAAAGGAAAAATTAAGATAGGAGATAAACTAATTGAAGAAAAAATTGGTAGAAAAGTTAGGTGGGAATTACAATTTTCAAAAACTTCTCCAGGTTTCCAATCTGGTGAGTATGATTTTTATTTTAGAGGTGACAATCTTGGTATTGATGCAATAGGTGATTTAGTTGATACCGCAGAGTCAATTGGTTTACTTAGCAGAACTGGTGCATGGTATCAATTAGATGATGGAACAAAGGTACAAGGTCGTGATGGTTTAATTAATCGTGTTAAAGAGGATTTAGATTTACAAGAAAAACTTAGGGTAAAAATAATTAATGGCTGAACAAAATTTTTCTACATATGAAGGTAAGTGGCCTTGTAAAACTTGTCAAGAAATTGTAAAAATATTAAGACTTTATGCAGAAACTGGTGATGCCACTTGGATGTGTTCACAAAAACATATTTCAAGAGTTAACTTAATTCCTGCTAAAAAAAGAAAAAGAGATTTTATTAATGAGTGAAAAAAATGAATCAAAAAGAATAGGAGCAAAGCAACATAAAAACTCTGGCCGTAACACTAAAAAAGGTGATGCAACTTGGAGAAATTTTGTTGTTGATTTTAAAGAAACCGAAAAGTCTTTTACTTTAAATAAAGATGTTTGGGCTAAAGCAGTTACTGACTCAATTCAAGCGGGTAGAGATAAATCTCCAGCAATTATTGTTATATTGGGAAAAGGTAATACAAAAATAAGACTTGCTATAATTGAAATGGATCTTTTAGAGCAGTTAACAGAGGGGGAATAAAAGTGGTAGAACAAGGGCAGTCAGGATCAACAACTATAGATATGGTTAATGGTTTAACAGAAATTGCAGATTATATGAAGGATGAAGAGTTAACAACAGCCTTAACAATGATTGCTAAATTAATTATTAAACCAGATATTCCACTTAATGTTGCTACAGTAGAAATTGTTAGGCTTCAGGCAATTGCAGCAAAAATGTCATTCAAGGCAACATGGATGGCTAATGTAGATAAAAGCGACAGGGCAAAAAAAAACATATACTTTACAGCAGCAGAATCAATTAACAATTTAGTATCAGCACTTAAATACATAATACGCTGACCTGGTATACTTAATATAAAAAAAGGATAAAACATGGCTAAAAATTTATTAAAACAGATTATGATTAAAGATACCAAAGGCAAACTTAAAGATAACAAAGAAGATGAAAATTTTGTTGATGGCTTAATAGACGCAATTAATTCTGGCTATCTTACTAAGACAAAACCGAAATTTACAAAAAAGAATAATTTTTCTGCATCTGGAATAACCTATGGTGCTGGAGAATGTCCAAGGTATTGGCATTTGGCATTTGATGGACAAATACATTATGACAATGCAGATGCATTTGGCGTAGCAAATAGAACACAAGGAACTTTGGGCCACGAAAGAATTCAAGAAGCAATAGCAGCATCTGGGTTACTTGCAGAAGATATGGAGTTTGATCCAATCCCAAGAAAATATGGTAAGCAAATTCACCCAGCAATGGAGTTTAGGGTTAAGACTGATGATCCGCCATTTGATGGGTATGGGGATGTAATGCTTAATTATAAAGGTGAAAGGCTTATTGGCGAAATAAAGACAATGCCTAATGATGGTTTTCAATATAAAAAAATAAGCAGACGTCCTAAAATGGGACATCTAATGCAACTATTACTTTATATGAAGGTTTGGAAAATGAATAAAGGTGTAATGATTTATGAAAATAAAAATAACCATGAATTACTTACTTTGCCTGTAATTTTAAATGATCATTATCGTAACTGGGCCAATCAAGCATTTGACTGGATGAGAGAAGTTTATAAGACTTGGCAAAATAAAGAACTAGCACAGATTCCATACCGCTCAAACTCTAAAATTTGCAAAGTATGTCCAATTCAAAAAGCCTGTGCTGAAGCAGACACGGGAACAATAAAAATTAAACCTTTGGTATTATTAAAGGATGAAGAGGACTAACTAATGTGAAATCTTGTGAAAGGTGCGAAACTTTATTTAGTCCAAAAGTAAGTTATCAAATTTATTGTGGAGATATTTGTAGAAAAGAAGCCACCAAAATAAAGATAGCCGAAAGATATCAAATAACCCGTAGACAAAAAAGAATAGGCAAAAAAAGACTTTGTCTTAGTGGTTGTGGAGAAAAACTGTCAATATATAATGACTCTGGATTTTGTTCTAATTGTAATGTAAATAAAAAAGAGGTAGACAAAATGTTAAAACAAATAAAAGGATTTATTGACTATGAACAACAATAGTAATCCAAAAACAATTTGTGCTATTGATGCTAGCACAAACAGTCTTGCTTTTGCCATTTTTAATGATAGTGTTTTAGGTAATATTGGAAAAATTAAGTTTGAAGGAAAAACAAATTATGAAAAAGTTATGGATGCTTGTGCTAAAACAAAAGCATTTTTTGAATATTATGGTGGATTTGAAGCGATTGTAATTGAACATACTGTTTTTATGAACAGCCCTAAAACTGCTGCAGATTTGGCCTTAGTACAAGGTGCCTTATTAGGGGCAGCGGGATTAACTGGAACAAAGATTATAGGAACTGTGGCTCCAATTACTTGGCAGAATTATTTAGGAAATAAAAAATTAACAAAAGAAGAACAAGTTATAATTAGATCAAAGAATACTGGAAAATCAGACTCTTGGTATAAAACATATGAAAGACAAATTAGAAAAGAAAGGACCATAAAGTTGATTGAAATTAACTATAATAAAACTATTAACGATAATGACGTTGCTGACGCTTGTGGCATCGGCCATTGGGCTATTAATAATTGGAATAAAGCAATAAGGGTTGAAGAATAATGCCAGAATTAAATGCTAACATCCCACCAATTGAATGCTATGTTCGTGGAAACTATTTAAGAAATCAAAAAGATAGCCATGATAAATATTTTCCATGTGTTGTTTTTGGAGTAGCAAGTATAAAAAGTAGAAGTCCTTTGTTTCATATAATGATGGAGGATGGTGGCCTATGGTGGAGAATGCCAATTAGTGCATTTTGTACACAACCTGGAGTGCCAGAACAAGACATACATAACTTAGTTTTATGGAATTCTTTTAGTCATCATATTTCTGTAACAAAATTTGAAAACTTAACAAATCTTAGAATGTCTTATATTGATAGAGCAAAGACCATGCATAAAGGGACTTATTTGTTTACCCTTGACTGGCACAATCCAGACTCTAATGTTTTAGATGATGGCTATTCAGAAAATCCAGCGGAACATAAATGTGGTCATGTTATACAAAAAGATGATGGTAATTTTGCTATACAGCCAAATAATAGGGTGCGTATTTATGAGCCATCATTTACCCTAAAGAAAGATTTTGTTATTGATAGGATAATTAATGAAAGAAAATGGGATGTAGAAAATCAAGATAAATGGACTTTAGAGGACTCCGATAGATTTAATTATGATATTATTAACAAGGATGAAAATGCGTAAAACTTTTCAATTTTTTGAAAATAGTCAAAATATTATTTTAAAAGTAGAAACTCTCTGTCCAGAAAAATGGTTGTTGCTTGATAGAGAAACTGGACAGATATATCAAGGAAATATTAGCGGGCACTGGGATAGACTAGATTCAGTTATTAAATTTGACAAGGATATATTATGAGTGCTAAACTATACACAAGCGAGGCTTGGCTCCGTAAAAGGTTTGTTATGGACAAAAAGTCTCCACAGGATATTGCTAAGGAATGTGGAACTAGTGTTGAAACTATTTATGTATACCTTGCAAAATTTGAATTAAGGAAGTCAAAAAGATGAAGCAAAATTTAATTGATGATAATGGCAATTTTATTTTGGATTATGACTATGCAAAGATAGCATCAATAATGACAATCATAAAAGCAAAAGGTTTGTATCAAGATAAACCAATGTTATCTTTGCCATTTTTAGATTGGTTTGAGTCATATGACTTTAGTAAATTTAATTTAATTGAATTTGGATCTGGAAATTCAACAAATTATTTTGCTAAAAAAGTAAAAAATGTTATCTCATTTGAAACTGATATAAACTATTACAATAATCTAAAACCAAAATTATTAAACAATGTTGACTATAGATTTATTGAAAAAAATAATTTAGAAAATAAAACCCCGAATATAGATATTAATCAAAAAACAATTATTTTTGTTGATTGTGCTGCTAATAGATTTTTAACAACAAAAAATATTTTTAATATAGGGTTGCCCAATATTCTTATATTAGACAACAGCGAATCGTATAAAAATACCTGTAAAATGATATATGAAAAAGGTTATTTAGAAATACCATTTTGGGGAATAAGACTTATGGAAATGCAAGAATCATGTACTTCTGTTTTTATTAAAAATACATTTAATATGATAGAAAAAAAATATGATTATTTGTCTGCAGGATCTATACAAGCATATTATAACGGCTGGGATTTAAACTTTGAATAAAAAAATAATATTAAAAATGAAAGGATTAAAAAAATGAAGTTAAATCCAGTATACAAAGATGTAAAAAATTTTAGTTGTGAGGATCTATATCTTCATTCTGTAGGAGCAGCCTCTGGCAAAGATATTTGGTTAACATGTCACGGAATTGCAAAAATGTTGATTGATAAAAATATTGCATACGGAGATTCTGCTTTAGACCCCGTTAGAATTTTTAGTAAATCAGATCCAGTAGAACAACTTAGGGTTAGAATTGATGATAAGTTAAGCAGACTTATGAAGGGTACAGATTATGTTGGAGATAATGATATAGATGATCTTATTGGATATTTGGTTTTGCTTAAAATAGCAAAGGAAAAAAATGTCAACTGAAACAGAATTAATTCAACACCTTGATGAAGTAAACAAAGTTGTTGCAGAGTATCTTAAGGGCCAAGATCCAACAAAAATTTCTAAAGAATTAGACATACCACGTACTCGTGTTGTTGCATTAATTAATGAGTGGAAAGTTATGGCATCTGCCAACGATGCTATTCGTGCACGTGCAAAAGAAGCGCTTGCTGGAGCAGACGCACATTACAGTAAATTAATTACAAAATCTTACGAGGTTATTGATGAAGCGTCAATGACAAATAATCTTAGTGCAAAAACCCAGGCAATTAAATTAGTTATGGATATTGAAAAATCTAGAATTGAAATGCTACAAAAGGCTGGATTATTAGAAAATAAAGAACTTGCAGAAGAAATGATTCAAATTGAAAGAAGGCAAGAAGTCTTAGTTGGAATATTAAGAGACATTGCTTCAAGCCACCCAGAGGTTCGTGATTTAATAATGCAACGTTTGTCTGAAATTGCCAAAGAGGGAGAAGTGATTACAATTGTCCACAATGTTCAATGATTTTCTTGAGGTATTAAAAGAAAATCAATTTGAAGAAAAGCCAGTAGACGTTAAAACCTTTGTAGAGTCTTCTGACTATTTGGGGCAACCACCATTATCTTCAATTCAATATGACATTGCAGAGGCAATGAGCCAGATATACAAAAGAGAAGATTTACAAGAACTTTATGGATCTGTAGAGGGTGCAAGATATTATGATAAGTATACTAAAAATGAAATTATTTTACAATTAGGAAAGGGGTCTGGTAAAGATTTTACTTCTACCGTTGCCTGTGCCTATATTGTTTACAAACTACTGTGCCTTAAAGATCCAGCAAAATATTTTGGAAAACCAACTGGAGATGCGATAGATTTAATTAACGTTGCTATTAACGCACAACAAGCAAAAAACGTTTTCTTTAAAGGTTTTAAAACTAAAATTGAAAAGTCTCCGTGGTTTGCTGGAAAGTATAATGCTAAAGCAGATTCTATAGAGTTTGACAAATCAATCACAGTTTATTCTGGTCATTCTGAAAGAGAGTCACATGAAGGATTAAATTTATTGCTTGCAGTTCTTGATGAAATTTCTGGTTTTGCTACAGAGGTTGGAACTGGTAATGAGCAAGGTAAAACTGCAGAAAATATTTATAAAGCATTTCGTGGATCTGTAGATTCTCGTTTTCCAGATCTTGGTAAGGTTGTTTTGCTTTCTTTTCCACGGTATCAAGGAGACTTTATTTCTAAAAGATATGAAGATGTAATTGCAGAAAAAGAAACAATAGACAAAAAACATATTTTTATTATGAATGAAGATCTACCACATAATGATATAAATAATCAATTTGAAATTAATTGGGAAGAAGATAATATTATTTCGTATAAAGTTCCAAAAGTTTTAGCACTCAAAAGACCAACATGGGAAGTAAATCCTACTCGTAAAATAGATGATTTTAAATTAGCATTTTATACAGATCTGGGTGATGCCATGATGCGTTTTGCTTGTGTTCCCACATATGCATCAGATGCATTCTTTAAACAAAAAGACAAGTTAGAAAAATGTATGAATACTAGAAATCCATTAGATTCTTTTAGAAGGTTTGATGCTACCTTTAAAGCAGATCCAGAAAAAATATATTACATTCATGCTGACCTTGCACAAAAACATGACAAGTGTGCTGTTGCCATTGCACACATTGACAAATGGGTTAATATTCAAGTTATTAAAGATTATGAGCAAGTAGCCCCTATCGTTGTTGTTGATGCTGTTGCTTGGTGGGAACCAAAAGCGGAAGGACCAGTAAATTTATCAGAAGTAAAACAGTGGATTATTAATTTACGTAGAGAAGG